CGCCTCGATGTCGATCTCCTCCAGTTCGCCATCGACCTCCTCGACCTTGCGAACCTGCACCGGATACTCGAACCCGCACTCGGGGCAGAACGGCGCGGGCTCGTGCGCGGCGAAGCACTCGGGGCAAACCTTGGCCTGCTCCTCGGCCTCGACGGGCCCGCGCTTCTTCTTGTCCCGGCCTTCGAGCGACCACTCGCGCTCGTCATCGGGCAGGCCGAGGCGACCGAAGCCGCCGACCAGATCGAGGAGGACATGGGGCTCGCCGCCGGGATCGCGCCGCAGCCCGCGCCCGTGCTTTTGCAGGTGCCGCGCCAGCGATTGCGTCGGGGCGTAGTCGAGGACGGCCTCGATCACCACGTCGCGCCCGACCTGCGCCGACAGATCGAAGCCCTCGGTGAACAACTGGCAGTTCACCAGCACGTCGATGCGGCGATCGGCGAAATCGAAGAACGCCTTGGTCTGAAACTCGCGCGGCGTGTTGCCGTCGAGCGCCACCGCGCCGATGCCGTTCGCCCGGAACTCGGCGGCCAACTGTTCGGCGCGCGCCACCGACGGCGCGAAGGCGATCGTGCGCTTGCCCTGCGCATAGCTGCGCCAATGGCGCACGGCCCCGGCCAGCACCGCCTTGCCCGCCATGATCTCGTCGATCTCGGACGCGACGTAATCCCCGGCGCGGGTGTGGACGCCCGACAGATCGACACCGGCAGGCGCGAAGGCGCGATACTTCGACAGAAACCCGTTCTCGATCAGCCAGCGGGTCGAGGGGCCGAGCACCATCGTGTCCCACACATCACCGAGAGGCTTGCCATCGAGGCGCTCGGGCGATCCCGTCAGGCCGATGATCTTCGTCCCGGCCTCGCGGTAATGCTCGATCGTGCGCGACCACCCGGCAGAGGCCGACAGGTGCGCCTCGTCCACGAACAGGTAGTCCATGGGATACCTGCCGAGCCGGTTCTGAAGCGTCGGGATCGAGGCGATGTAGATCTTGCGGTATGGATTGTGATGCTCTCCCGAGGCGATGTAGGTGTAGGGCAGCTTGAACTGATCAAAGGTCTCGGCGGTCTGCTTGATCAGCGCGTGCCGATGCACCGCGAAGCCGACCGACTTGCCCGCGCCTGCGATCATCGCCACCAGCGCGGAGGCCAGCACCGTCTTGCCGAACCCGGTCGGCGCGAAGGTCAGCACCGCCTGATGCGTGCGCAGCGCCACGCGAAGATCCGTGCGGACCTTTTCCTGATCGGGACGCAGCGTGATCAAAACGGGGGCTCCTCGCCCGGATAGGATGGCCGCCACGCGGGCGCGGTCTCGCGCTTGGGCGCAGGCTCGGGCGCGGGCCGCCGCGCGACCACGCCGATCTCGTCGAGGATCCGCTCCATTTCTCGGTTCATCGTTTCGTAACCATTTTTCTGATTTGCTCCTCGTGCGGGGCCATGCGTTCGAGGCGCGTCTGGATGCGCTCCAGTTCGCGCACCTCATCACCGCGCAACAGCATCCACGTCTCAACAGATGTCGCGCCGCCCTTCAGCTTGGTGCGGGCCAGCAGGTAGCGGAGGAAATCCGCTTGGTCTTTGATCGACGGCGAGGACATCACCGGCCCGGTGTGAGATCTTCAGCCGCAATGCTCACGCCCTCACGGCGGGCCGCGTCGAGGATAAGTTCCTGATCACGACCGTTGATCAGCCCCTTGTCGTCAGCAAGGGCGCGAGAAATCTTCGAGCGGTGACGGCCCAATACTTTCGCAAGACCTGCCGCCGACAGGCCGAATTTTGCGTGAACCTTCTGCCAAGGTGTCATTCTGCTTGCAACTCCCAGTGATGCACTAAACGCAACATACGTTGTTAAAATCACAACGTCAACGCCGAAAGCGCGGCGGTTGCCTAGCGTTGCGGGATCTGCAACAATGGCAACCCCTCGCCGCAACGGAGACAGGCATGTCAGGGCAGATCGACAAAGAATGGTTCATGGAAAAATTACATGATCAAAAGAAATCCCTTCGCGGCCTCGCGCGGTATATGGAGATGGACCCGTCGTCAGTATCGCGGATGCTGTCGGGTGAACGGAGGATGAGGATGGAGGAGGCGGCGGCAATCGCTCGTTTTCTGGGGGCACCAGTTAGCGAAGTTCTACAGCATGCCGGTGTAGCTATTGACCTCGACGGTCAACCAACGCGCATTATACTGGCGGCGATTATTACCGAGAATGGGGCGATCGAGCGGCTGAAGGAGCCGCGCCCCCTGCCTCCGGGCTTCATTGAGCGCGCGCAGGCGGCGATCAGGACGCATGGCAATGGCCGCGTGGTGGCCGCGCAGGTGCGCGCCGCAACAGGGCCGCTCGCCTTGTGGGATGACGTGGTGATCCTGTTCGGGCACACCGATGCCGTCGAGCATGACGCGATCGGGCAGCTTTCGGTGTGCCGCCTGCACGAGGGCGACCAGATCCTCGCCAAGATCACACGCGCCCGCAAGACCGGCGAGGCATGGATCATGACCGTCGGCGGCGGCGAGCGCGAGGTCATGCTGCAGACGGCCACGCCGGTGCTCGCCGTGATTCCCTGAAATTCTGAAATTCAGGTGTTGACGTTTTCTCATCGCGACCTTACTGTTGTGATCATCGCAACATTGGAGGACAACATGAGCAACACCGTTGAGCCCGGCATCCACGCCGACATCACGAACGACGCCTATCACGGCGGCCCCGGCGTCTCGAAGTCGGGCCTTTGGACGATTTACACCAAGACGCCCGCGCACTACCGTTTCGCCGAGCGCGAGGAAAAGCCGCATTTCGACTTTGGCACGGCCTGCCACTTCGCCATCCTCGAACCCGAGAAGTTCGAGGCCAGCGTCATGCGCGGCCCCAAGGATCGGCGCGGCAACAACTGGAAGGACGCGCAGGCCGAGGCCGCGAACTCGGGCCGCCTGTTGCTCACCGAGGGCGACTATGACGGCGTGCTCACCATCCGCGACGCGGTTCACGCCGACGCATGGCTGAACGCCCTGATCGTCTCGCCGCACAGCGAGATCGAGAACTCGGGATACTGGATCGACGAGGAGACGGGCGTGCTTTGCCGGTGCCGTCCCGACCTGTATCGCGCGGATCTCGGCGTGATGGTCGATGTGAAATCCACCGCCGACGCCGGGCCTTCTGCCTTCGCCCGCAGCGTCGTGAACTACGGATACCACGCGCAGGAAGCGTTCTATTCCGACGGATACCGCGCGCTCGGTCGCCCTATCGAGGGCTTCGTGTTCCTCGCATGGGAAAAGAAATCCCCGTTCGTGACCGCGCGCTACGAACTGCCGCCCTCGATCGTCGAGGACGGTCGCCAGATCATGCGCAAGGCGCTGGCCCGATACGCCGAATGTGAAAAGGCCGATCACTGGCCCGGCTATTCGGGCGAGATCACCGAACTGACGTTCAAGCGGTGGTCGTATCAGGAGATCGACGCGCCGATCGACGAGGTGGCGGCATGATCACGGCAAGCCTTCATCAGCCCGTCGAGGCGCAGGCCGAGGCAACGGCCACGGCGGCATGGGTCACGATCCAAGATGACGAACACAACCTGTTCACCATCTTCCTGCCCCGCGACAAGGCCGTCCGCATCGCGGCGATCATCAACGGCGAACCCGAACCGGAGGAGCCGTGACACGCCGAGAACTCACCGTCCGGTTCTGGACGGCGGCGTCATACATGCGTCGCTGGCCAGACACCGATCACACCGTTTCGATCGCCCTGTTGAGACAGGTCGCCCGATACGCAACAGGGCCGCTCGCCGAGCGGGTGGCCGAAATCCTGAAGGAACATCCAGATGACAAACAAGGCACTTGCTACGACCTCTGACAAACCGGTCTCGATCCGACAGCAGATCGACAACCTGAAACCCGAGTTCAAGAAAACCCTGCCCGCGCACATCCAGCCCGACGCGTTCGTGCGCACGGTTCACACCGCGATCCAGTTGAACCCCGATCTCATGCAGGCCGCACCGCGCTCGCTGTTCGCCGCCTGCATGAAGGCCGCCGCAGACGGTCTCGTGCTCGACGGTCGCGAGGCCGCGCTCGTGATCCGCAACGTGAATGTCGGCACGCGCGAGCAGAAGAAATGGGAGAAGCAGGCGACGTATCAGCCGATGGTGCAGGGCCTGATGAAGCTGGCCCGCAATTCGGGCGAGATTGTCTCGATCATCGCGCACGTCGTCTATGAAAACGACAAGTTTGCCTATGTGCTCGGCGACGAGGAGCGCATCGAGCACGAGCCCGCGCCGTTCACGATGGAGCGCGGCGCGCCGATCGCCGTCTATGCCATCGTCAAACTGAAGGACGGCAGCGCGATCCGCGAGGTCATGCGCGCGAGCGAGGTGATGAACATCGCCGCGCAGGGCCAGAACGCGTGGCAGTATGATCCGAGCAAGGGCAAGAACTTCGCGGAATGGTGGCGCAAGACCGCGATCCGCCGCATCACGAAATACATCCCGCGCTCGTCCGACGCGATCGGTCGCTTCACGTCCGCAGCCGAGCAGATCGACGACGAGTTCGAGTTCGACGAGGAAGGCCCAGCACCCTCGCCGTCTGGCAAGAAGCGCGGCGGCGCGGCCTCGGCCTTGAAGGACATTACGCCCGCGCCCGATCCCGCGCCCGAGCAGGACGACACGCCCGAGCGGGACGAGGCACCGCACGACCCCGAAACCGGCGAGATCATGGATCCCAAGCCGCAGGAGGGGGATGATATATGATGGAGAGCGTGACCGACATCGAGGTGCAGGTTCATTTCCGCACCGACCGCGCGATCCTGATCAGCGCCACGGGTGACGAGGCGGATGCGGTATGGATCCCGCTCTCGTCCTGCGAGGTCGAGATGCGCACAGGCGGCACGGCCATCGTGACCCTGCCCGAACATCTCGCGATCGACAGGGGGCTCGTGTGATGACCCTGCCCAGCTTCACCCGCATCGAGGTGCGCATGACCGACAAGGCCGACATTGCCGTCGCCTCGACGCGCCTGCGCAGCCTCGCCAACCGTCTCGCGCGCCTCGCCTGCGATGACGACAAGACCACGGACGAGGCCCTGATCCTCGCCCACCACGCAATGCGAGAGGCGTCCGCGGAACTGCGCGCGCCCCTCGACGCACCCGATCTATAACCAGCCATCAAAAGGAGATCCCACATGGCAATCAACCAGACAGGCATCGCGATCGTGATCAAGGCGTTTCTGCCCACCGGCAAGACGATCGACGAGACCTATGAGGCCCTGAGCCTCGTCAAGACCGCGCACGAGACGGGCGACTATTCCAAGGTTCTGGCCGCCGCCTCGATCGACGAGATCAAGGCCGAACAGAAAACCCGACGCATTGAGGTCGAGGCCGAAGATCAGGCCGCCGAGGATCTTGAGGTCGAGGATGACCCGACCGACTACGATCCCGAGACCGACGCCGACGCGGCGTGATCAACGAGCGGCCCCTTCGGGGGCCGTTTCACTTTCTGAGGCGGTCGATCCCGAGCACGCCGAAGATCGACATCACGATCAGGCCCGCCCATTCGTCCAAGGGCGCGGGCAATGCCGCAATCGTCCATTCCTGAGGGAAGGCGCAGCCACGGCACCACAGCACCGAATAAATCAACACAGCGCCCCACCAGATCGCGAGCGGCAGGGCGAACACCAGCATGAGCCAGAACCCGCCCGCGCGCATGAAATCGGGTCGCGTGCGGTAATGCTCGCGAATGATATCGGCCTTCAGCTTTTCGCGATCGGTCTCGGCCTCGACCTTCTTGTCAACGGTCTCCAATACGCGATCGAGAACGCCGCCCGTCAGCCAGCCGAGGATCGCTCGGATCATGTGCGCCACCCGAGGCGGCGCGCCAGAACATACCAGCCCTCGACGAGGCCGCCGAGCAACAGGCCGATCAGCGCCTCGACACCGATCGCAAGATCGGGATCGCTCGACAGAAGATCCGCCACGTCGTTCGGAAGCAGGCCCTTCGCCACCAGATAGGCCGCGAGATAGCGAAGCCCGATGCGAACCCATGCCGTCATATCATCCACCTCTTGCCATGTTGAACGCGAAGGCCACGCCCGCCGTGACCACGATCCAGAACACCCGCTCGGCGAACCGTAGCGCCTGCCCGTTCGAGCCGACCTTGCTTTCGATCAGCGTGATGCGGCGCCCGTGTTGAGATTGCTCATTGTCGAGCGTGTCCATGCGGCGGAACAGCGTGATCATCCGTTCCTCCATCCGCGCGAGAGCAACGATAGCCTGCCCGACTTCATCCAGTTTCTTTTCAATTCTTTCGAGCCGGGCTTCGTCGGTCATCGTTTACCTCTTACTGCGCGGGGTCTGCGGGTTGAATAGTGAGTTCGCCCGCCTCGACTTGCCGCATAATCTCAGCGTAGTGGCGGTTGGCAGGGTCAAGGGGGACGCTCATAGTTACACCGTCAATGACTGCGTTGATGCCGTTATTTTCTGCGCCATCCACGCCAGCCCGGTTCGCCAGTTCACGCGCACGAGAGGTCATGCAAAATCCTCCTTGCTAAACCCAAACCGCTCAATCGTGGTCAGGTCTTCAACGTCAACCCATACAGGATCAATGGTTGGCCCGTCATATTCTGGGTCATTGTAGTTTTCGGGATATTCCGCCTGATCTTCGCGGCGGGTCATGCTGCCCTTGAGGCGCTCCATGAACTCGTCATACTCTTTTGTTCCCGCGATAGATTGTAGGTCCGCTCGTGTATTTATTACAACCGATGCCATAGGTGGCCTCCATGCGCCTCAACAGATTTTGGGTGTCAGCCCAGCTTGCATGACCATACCATGCAGCCAAAAACTTTTCCATACTTTCACTATCGTTTCTCGCCTGCATTGCTTTAATCTTCCGTTTAGCGCGCTGAACGCTATCCTTTCGCAACAACTTATGATGCGGCCAGATGCGATACCCAAGAAAATTCACGCCACGCGAGACTGGGAAAACCTGCCACTTACTCAAACGCATATTCATCTGACTGTCAGAAAACTGCATGATTTTTTGCACATCTTCATTCATCTGGGCCTTGTCGGAGCCTAAGATAATTACATCGTCCATGTATCTTGCCCAATGCCTGTAGCCTAAATCAAAATGCACATATCGGTCGATTAGGCCGCCATATACATTGGCAAAGACCTGACTAGTCAAACTGCCAATTGGCAGGCCAACGCCATCTTGCGGGATAAACTTGCACAGTAGGTCATAGGTTTTTCTGCATGTTATCTTCTTGCGGATCATGCCGTGAAGGATTGCCCGATCAATGCTTGGGAAAAACTTACTGAAAT